CATTTTTCTCTGCATCTGAGATATTGTAACGTGCAATTTCTGCTAATTTTTCTTCACGCTCTCTGTTTAAGTCATTTGTGACTTCTAACTGCTTGATTTGTGTATCTGATAAGCCAATCTTTTCCACAGTTGCATTGATATCAGCAAGATCTGCTTCCATTTTGGCTTCTGCTTGTGCTAATACTTCTTGTGCACGAAGCATTTCCTTTTGGTGACGCTCTGCTTTACGGGCTTCTTTCTCTGCTTCACGTTCTTCTTCCTTTTTAGCACGTTCTGCATCACGTTCTGCTTTCTTTTGAGCACGTTCTTCTTCTTTTTCTGCTCGCTTGGCTTCTTTTTCTGCTTCTTTGGCAGCCTTCTCTGCGGCTTCGTCTAATAAACGCTGTTCATACAGTTGAGCGGCTGTTCTTTTTTCATGATTCTCTGTGCGATTTTCTGCTAGAGTACTTTCTGCATCTGTAACGCCTTCTATGCCTGCGTCAATGCCTTGTATAAGTCCATCTTGTTCAGCAAACATTTCGTTCATCACAGCAATACTTGCAGTTGCGGCGGCTAATCCAGCACCTACTTTGAGTAGGCCAACACCTGTAACACCTTGCAACACTGTGCCTGCTACAGCGGCGGCTCTCAGTGCAGTAACAAATTGCATAACACCTTGTGCCATTGCAACAATTCGGCCTGCTACTGCTACTGCAAATGCGGCTGCCATTGCTTTTGCAATAATATCCACGTTGTCTGCGGCAAATCTTATTGCAGTTGCTAAACTATTGAATATACCTGTGCGTTCTTCGATAGCACCAAACAGTGCAATGGCTTCGTTTTTCAACACAACCATGCTTTCTGCAACTGTGGGCACTGTGGTACCAAACTGATCATCCATTGTGCCAGCCATTTCTTGTGTTGCGGCAACAATAATATCAGCAGTTAGTGCACCTTCGGCAGCCATCTCACGCAATGCACCAATAGGTTCACCAATAGCATCCGCAACTGCACGCATGAACACAGGGTTGGCTTCCATGATTGAGTTGAACTCATCACCACGTAGCACACCACTTGCAAGTGCTTGACCAAACTGTCGAATAGCACCAGCACTGCTTGCGGCATCAGCACCTGATATTTTCAATGTTTGTGAGAACGTTTCTGTGATGCCAGCAACTTGGTTCATGTTCAAACCCATGTCTGCTGTGGCAACACTCAAGTTTGTGAACAAGTCGCCCACAGCACCCACATCAGAACGTGTGCTGTTTGCTACATCTCGCACCAATGCCATTGCGGCGGCTGTTTCTTGGTTTGTGGTTGTTACTGCTTTTAATCTGTTGTTGAGATTTGTAAAGTCATCACCTAGACTTATAATTTCTTTGATTGCTACTGCACCTGCTAATGCTTGGAATGCACCTTTAAGTCCATTAATAGCCGTAGTGCTACTACTGCTAAAGCCTTTGGTTTGATTTTCAGCATCACGCAGATTCCTAGTATAGTTACTGGTATCTAGTTCTAGTGCTACGCTAATCTTCTTAGCCATTACAGTCTCCCAACTCTTTTATCAACTTCTCTGTTTATGAAGTCTATGGTAGGATCACTCATGCCACCTGGCGCTTGTTTACTCCAACCATTATCTAACCTGTCTGCATAAGCGTAATCAGCATTTATAACAAGCCCGTTTGTTCTTGTGTTTCTGCGGGCATTGCCTTTGTCAATAGGAGTCTTGCTTTTGAAGTATGCGCCTGCTTCACGCATAACGTCATAAGGCATGTCTTCGATGTCGTCGAATAATGCTTTTACTTGACTCTCATTGATCCTTACTTTCATGTCGCTTCTTAAATCTCTCGTACCGTTCTACCAAATCTGTGGAAGCCGCTTTTGGTATGGCAGGTTCTGCCTTTGCTTTCCTGCGTTGTTTCTCATTGATATGGTTTTGGTATGTGGTGTACACATCAAACACAAATAAATCTTGTGTTGTGCCTTTTGCTAATATTTCGCTAGGCAACATACCATATCTGTGTGCCATCTGATCCAACATTATTGCACTGTTGAACAGTGGATCTTGTTCTGTGAAACTGCTTCCAGTTACTTTCCCAACTGTTGCATAACTTTTGTAATACAACGAGTCATAATACTTGTTGGCAACAACTTGCCGTCACTCATTACTTCATTGCCTGCTTCATCTAGAATCATTGTTTTGGTGAATTCAATCAATTCTGGTAAGTCTTCATTTGTGATTTCTTTGCCAGCAAAACGCATGAACTTTTCTAGTGGTTGTCTATCCCACACGAAAAACTCAAGTGCTTCTCCGTATTCTTCTACAATTGATTCGTCATCGAGCGTGACTTTGACTAATGAGGGTTTTACTGCTAATTCTGTAATGTTCATATCTTCATATCCTTTTTGTTTTGTAAATGGTGAACTGCACTAAGCATAAAGTTCACTCTATTTGTTGTTTTCTCTACGTCGTTCTTAGCACAACGCAATTCATTCTTGGCTTTCGCCAACTCCATCTCCAGCGTCTTCAATATCTCTGACGTCGGATGTCTGTCCCAAATCTGCATGTTCTGTCCTATATTTATCCTTAGATAACTTTATGCCGTGTTCCTTAGCAACACTATGTGCATCACGGATCTCGCCATTGATTTTAACAACAGGTTTGCCATCTTGACGTGCGCCTACCCATTTGCCATCCACAATGCGATCTTGTATAATTTTTTTAACTCTACTCATAACTACTCCTTAAAAGATAGGGCAGTGTTGCCACTGCCCATCTAAGTGACTATTGGTTAAGCCTCTTGTCCTGTTGTAAAGTCACCAACAATTTCAATTGTTAACGGTGATGTCCACACAGGGCTATCTGGTGATACAGTTGGAGCCAGGGCACTTAAATACCCTTCGCCTTCAATGTATCTGTCTCCAGAACTTTCGCCTGCCCAATATAATCTGAACGCAGTCTTAGTTTTGTTATTCACTGAATCTAAAATACCATATGAACTGCCAGTATTGCTGTAGAAAGTAGTGTCATCTAAAACAACTGTTAATTCGATATTGTTAGTGCTTGAAGTTGTAATTGCTTGCTCTGAGAGCGAATCCAGTTGCTTCCAACGGAAGATGCCTGGAGTAGCATTTACTGTGATTTCTTGCATGCTTGGTACATCGTATGTGTTGGCACTTTCGCCTGCCACAAACGCTGCCGCGATGTTAGAACTAAAATCAGCACTGTTGTTTAGTTTCAGAGTAACAAAATCTGCAGTTGCGTTAACACCTATATAAGCCATTTGTTTCTCCTTAAATTAAATTTACAAATCTGTATTCAAACGTGTAAGTGATTTCATCCCCTTCAGTTTCGCTACTCGCTTCACATTCACGAACAAAGTAATCACTAACACTCAGTCTACTGTTTAACACAGCAGACACGACTGTCTGAATATCTGCCGGTTGATTTTTAGCATCCACGGTGATGAATCCTTGTAAAGAATTTTCAGTTTGGAACACATCATTGGTATCCAGTGTGCTTTGTAATTGTGTGATATCTTGATCAGTTTCACTCAAGTAAAACTTTTTCTTGTTCTTGCGATACAATTCAGTACCACCTGAACTCCAAGGTAACTCACTGCTTACGGACACACTAGATCCCGATAATGCTGTGGTGACGTTTGCTAGTAAATCAGTCCTAAGACTCATTATCTAAACCTCGCCACTTGTGTTCTTCTTCTGCTTCTTCTCACTGGTTGGTTAAAAGATGCCTTTTCACTGTCTTCCACAGTACCATCACCATCCGCATCGTACCAATCCGCTATGGCCAACAACTCGTTAAAGATGTCATTGAACTTAGCATCATAATACTTAATCTTTTGAACTTCTGGTGAATCTGCATCACCAAAGTCCCCAATCAAAGGCAACAAGTATTCTTTGAAACAATAGTATACACACATGTCTGTGAATTCTTCTTTGCGTGACTTGATGTTATTTGGATTAAAGTCAGGTGCCAACTCTGGACGAGTGACACTCTGACCTGTGTAATTCAAATATCCTAGCCACCAACTGCTTGCTTTGATTTTGAGATTGATACGGTTGGTTGATTTTGTCAGCATGTCCTCAATAAAATCAGACACATCAACGAAACCACTCTCCTCAGGGATTGCAATTTCGTTTGCTTCTAAAATGCGTTGGTCCTTTTGCAGAACATCAGTGTACTCTGCATAACTTGTAACGTTTCCACCTACCGTAATGAATGCCATAGTTCTACTTCCTTAAGCGTTTGGTAATGCTGTGTGACGGAATAACATTGCGCCTGCAGCCTGACCCACGATACCTTCTAACAATGCACGGTTACCCACATCAGATAGTGATCCGATTGTAGTACCGCCTGCTAATGCGATCTGCTCTTGGATAGCAAACTCGAATGCAGGTGAGATAACACCAGCATACATGCCGTTAACCATAGTTGGAGCGTTTTCGCCACGTAATTGTGCAACTGCCTTAGCAATAGCAACAACGTTAGCATCGCCTGAACCAATTGTTTTGTTACAAGTGATTCTGTTACCGAAGTTACCACGTAAAGTTGTGAAACCATTACGCACTGTACCACGCATTTGGTGTGTATCAGTGTTTGGATCGAACCACATCTTCACTGTTGGCTCACGCTTAGTAGCAAAGCCCATTGCTTCTGGTGAGAACACAAACGAAACACTGTGTGTTGTAGCGTTTGCACTGCCTGCACCTGTGTCAGCAAGAGTGAATGAACTGTTTGCTTCTGCAAAACCAGCAACGTCAGTTGCTAATGCTAAACCGCCTGAAAGACGTGTTAACACTGCGTTTTGAACAAGAGCAAGACCGCCGTCTTCTAATGCTTCTTCGTAAACGTCTGTACCAACACCACGCTTTTGAACTGTGATGTTTGCACTTGTTGGTGCGAAGTCTGATGCTGCCGCGGCAACGATTGAGCCGCCTTCTGCAACGTCTGCACCTGCTGTATAAGTGTTTGTAAGAGGGAATCTTACTGTATTTCCGCTATCTCCGGAAATTGAGATTGAATTAACAATCAGCGATGGATTTGGAAGTAAGACTGAGTCCATGTAATATGGAACTAAATCGGCAACTACCGCTTCATACAA